TGGTGCGTATCGTGCCGTCGGCGGAAGCCTTCGAGGGCCTGCGCAGGCAAGAGCGGCAAGGCGTGACGGGTTTCGTAAGCGGCCCAACGGGTTACCATGTTATCTCCGACCGGGAATTGAACCGTTGGTGGCAGCTTTCCGACGCAGAAATCGGCGCCATGGAGACGGATAAGACGATCGGGCAGGGGTCGCGGGTGCGGGTCAAGCAAGGGTTCTGGGCGGGCCTTACATGCGTTGTCATTGATGTGAAGTGGAGACGTAAACCTACCGCTCGGCTTCAGATCGAAGGTGCAGCGTCGGCGATGCCGCTCGATAAAATGCCTATTGCATTTCTGGAAAAGCTGTGAGAGTCATCTGGCAACGGCCACTGCGGTGTCGCCAGCCTCATTATCCCGCTGCGAAACAACGGCGGCAGAGATGACCACGGTTTCGGTAGGTCACAGGGAACAGGCGCTCAGCAACCCAGCCTTGACGATCCCGAAAACGGGAACATCGATTCAAGGTCAGTGCGCAAGCCATGTTCTCCAGGATGATGATGCAAGGTGCTGTTCGGGCTAGCAGCCGACTTTTTTTACCGTGCATCTGACGCAGCCCGGTGGTCATCCGGGGAAACGAAAAGGCGGCCTTCGGGTCGCCTTTTCGCGTTCTAGGTTAGACGTTGCATCACCCGAACGTTGGGGAGGCTGTCATGTAACCGGTAGCGACTTCTCAAGGGGATGATCGGTGGCACAAGTTTCCATCACATGGGCAGACGCCAACCTGAAAGTCTTCGGCAAGCGCATTGCCAAGCTGAACGAGCAGTTTCCGAAAGTCATGCCGCGCATCGTCAACCAGGTTGGCAGCCGCGCGAAGACACAGGTCATCCGAAACCTGACGAAGCAAACGGGCCTGCCGCGCAAGACAATCGTCAAGGCTGTCGGCGATCCGACAAGCGCTCGACCCGGGCGACTGTCCTACGACATGGTCACGCGGGGCGGGAACATCCGCCTTAAATATCTGAATGCGAAAGAGACCGAAGGCGGCGTTGTGGCCAAGCCCTTCGGCAAGACGACGCTCTACCCGGGCGCGTTCATGAAGGGCGGCGCTTTCCCCGATCGCAAGACGGTCGATAAGTTCAACGGCCATGCCTATTACAGGCTGAACCGTTCGGGAACGCGCATCACCTATGCCCGCTCCGGCGTCTTCATCCCCAAGGAGATGACGACAGGCGCCACCCGGCAAGCGTTCCTCACCACCGCCGGGCCGCTGCTGCGGTCCCGGGTCGAGGCAGTCCTCGCCAAGCTCATGCCCTGACCGAGGGGCGGGGGGTACCTACCCCCTCGGGGGGGGGGCCCCCCCCCATTCAGGGACCGTTCCGCCGGCTTTGCCCAGGTGCGGGGTCGCGCGACTGCCGAATTTCGCCAGTCTGACGCTAAATTCAAAGCCTAAACTTCTAAAGTCGGGCTAAACAACTAAAGAGGCCAGTAAAGTCGATGAATGACGCCGTCTCCAAAGGCGAGTTCGCGGCGATCATCGGCGTCACGCCGGGCCGCATCAGCCAATACCTTGCCCAAGGCAAGATCACCTCGGCCGCGCTCGTCGGCCACGGCCGCAACGCCAAAATCATCGTCGAGCGTGCACGGGCTGACCTTCGGCTGACGCTCGACATCTCGCAACGCCTCGGTAATGGCATCGATACGCGGCTCGACACTGACGACGACATGCCGTTGATGGATCGCCGCCGCTTCAGCGACCCCGAGCCGGACGAACTGAGAAAGCCGAGCATCGATCATGTCATCAAGCAGGAAAAGCTTGAGCAAATCCGCCGCGCCAACCGCAACGCGGCGATCGCCGATGCCCAGACAGCCGGCCAGCTGACCACGGTCGCCACGGCCCGCGAAGAAATGATACGGATGGCATCCTCGATGCTCCTCACCTTTGAGGGCTCGCTCACCGACTTCGCCGCCGCAATCGCCTCGACCTTCAAGCTGCCACAGCGCGACGTCCTGCATTTGTTGCGGGGCGAGTTCCGCAAGGTGCGCGACAAGGCCTCCAAGGCGGCAAAGCTTGACGCCGACAACCTGCCCGATGCGGTCGAAGCCGTGATCGAGGCCGAGGAAATCGAAACGATCAACTGATGACATCGATCATCGTCAACGTTGCCAATGCCGTGCGCATTGGTCGCGAGGTGCTGGCCGATATCTGGTCGCCCCCGCCTGAAGTCGATTACCTGCGCTGGGCTGAAGACAATATCGTCTTCTCCAAACGCGAAAGCCCCTTTCCAGGCCGCTATAACCGCGACCTGTTTCCGTACTTCGACGAAATTCTGCGGGCGCTGTCGCCCGCCGATCCCTGCCGCATCGTCACGGTGGCGAAATCGGCGCAGCTCGGCGGCACCGTCGTCGCCAATATCTTCACACTGGGCTCGATCGACATGGACCCGGGGGACATCCTCTATGTCCACCCGACCGAAAACAACGCGCAGCGCTGGAGCAAGATGAAGCTTGTCCCGATGCTGCGCGGGACGACGGCGCTGGCCAAGGTCTTTCCGCAGAAGAACCGCGATGGCCTCGACAGCGTCCTCTACAAGGAACGCCTCGACGGGCGCGGCGCGATCCAGATATCCGGCGCCAACTCGGCCGCCTCGCTGTCGCAGGTCTCCATGGCCCGCCAGGTGCAGGACGACTTGTCGAAATGGGAGACCAATTCGGCCGGCGACCCGGAAAAGCAGGCCGACAGCCGTTCGCGCGGCTACGAGTTTGCCAAGATCCTGAAAATCTCGACACCGCTGGTGATGCCGGGATGCCGGATCACCCGCAATTTCGAGGACGGCAGCCAGGAGCATTTCTACGTCCCGTGTCCGCATTGCGAACATATGCAGACGCTGGAATGGGAAAACATGCTGTCGAACCTCGACGAGGCTCGACCGGAAGACGCCCATTTCACCTGCATCGAATGCGGCTGTACGATCGAGGAGCATCACCGCGCCGAGATCGCGCGCAAGGGCGAGTGGCGGGCGCACAACCCGTCTGCCAAGCGCCACCATCGCTCGTTTCATCTGTGGTCGGTTATCTCCGCGCTGCAAAGCTGGGAGCGCATCGCCCGCGAATGGTTGAGTGCCAAGGGCGATCCGGCGTCGGAACAGACGTTTCTGAACGATACCGTCGGTCGAGCCTATGTCGCAGCCGGCGAGGCGCCGCCCTGGGAGGCGCTGCGCGATCGTGGTGCGGAATCGTCCTATCCGGTCGGACGTATACCGGCCGGCGGGATCGTGCTGACCATGGGTATCGACTGCCAGGGCGACCGCGTCGAATGGCAGGTTGTCGCCTTCGGCCGGGACTTCCGCCGCTATGTCGTCGAATTCGGCGTCATCCCCGGCCATATCTCGGACAAGACCTGTCAGGAACGCCTCGACGGGATGCTGAAACAGCAATGGGTCAACAGCTACGGGCGCAAGATCGGCTTGGACAAGGTGGCGATCGACGGCAACGCCTATACCGAGGAGGTGTGGGAATGGGCGAAAAAGCACCCGTCCTTCCTTCTCGTCATGGTGCGCGGTTCCAACACTGACAGCGCGCCGCTGACCCAGCGCGTCAAGAAGGAACGCAACACCAAGACCGGAAAGCTGCTGCGATATTCGAAACGTTTCTACAACTTCAACGCCTCGGTGCTGAAGATGGCGCTGTATCGAAACGTCGCCAAGACAGACCCGCTCGATCGCGGCTACGTCGCTTTCCCGCGCGGCCTCGAGGACGAATATTACCGCGAGCTGACCGCCGAACGTCGTGTTCCGAAGAAACGGAAGGACGGCTTCGTCGAGTACAAGTGGCACAAGGACGACACGGTCGACAACGAAGCCCTGGACACCATGAACCAGGCCGAGGTCGCCGCCATCCTATACGGCATTCGCAGCCTGCCCGACGCGATCTGGGATCGCCTCGAGGCGGAACGCGAGGTGCCCGTGCCCGATCAGCAGCTCGACTTCGAGGACGGTCTCTTCGCCAGCACCGCGCCGCCACAGAAGCCGGCACAGCCGCCAGCAGAAGCCGAACCCGAAGCAACGCCGACGGCCAAACCGCGTCACCAGCGAAAACGATGGAGGTCATATACATGACGGACGCCAAGCCGCGTATCCGGGTCAAGGCGACCAGTGCCAAAGTGCCGGCCGCACCCAAACCGGGCCGCCGCTTTACCGCGCGTTATCTGCGCGGTGACCGTTCGGGCGTTCTCAGCATGCGCAAGGCGATCACCCGGGACGCCAAGATCGATGTCCGTGAGGCCGCCGAACGTGCTGCGGCGCTCGCGGTCGATTTCATGCACAACAGCGGCTGGATCGCCGGTGCTGTCACGCAAATCCTGTGCGACACCATCGGCGATGAGCTTCGCCTAAACTGCCGCGCCAAGCTACAGGCCTTCGGGTATACCCCGAAGCAGGCCGCGAAATGGTGCCGCAACGTCGAGGAAGAATGGCGTCGCTGGGCCTGGAACCCGAAAGAATGCGACCTTGCCGGCAAGGCGACGATCGCCGACATGGCGGATGCGGAGCTTCGGTCGTTTCTTGGCTCCGGTGAGGCCTTCGCCATCCTCGACACCATGGATCTTGGCAAATGCCGCCGGCTTGGTTTGCAAACGCAGACCAAGGTTTCGTTGATCGCCTCGCATCGCTGCCCACGTGTCTCGCGGGAGACCGAAGGGCTCAACCAGGGCATCTTCGAGGACGAAGACGGACGCGCGATCGCCTATCGTTTCCGCGTGCGCGAAGGCGGTATCGATCGCGATCGCGACATCGATGCTCCCGATGTGATCCACATCATGGATCGTGGCGAGCACGTGAATTCGCCGCGCGGTATTTCCGTCATCGCGCCGGCGCTGAAGGTTCTTGCCCAGTCCGACCAGCTGGCCGACGCCACCTTGGCCCGGGCGCTGCTGCAGACGATCTTTGCAGCGACGATAAAGAGCCCGGAACCGAGCGACCAGGCGTTCCAGGCGCTCGAAACGCTCGGCGAAATCCGGCCGCCGGCAGGCTTCGACGAAACCGATGGCTCCTGGACGGAATTCATCGGCGGCTTGCAGCAGGACCTGCTCGAAGTCTGGCAAATGCGCATCGGTGCGCTGAAGGACAAGGGCATTTCGATGTCGGACGCGGCCCGGATCAATCATCTGGGTCCCGGCGAGACATTCGAGATGCATACCGCGTCGACGCCGGGCAGCGAGTATGTGGCGTTCTTCCAGAATCTGCTGCGCGAAATCGCCCGCTGCCTCGGCGTCACGTTCGAATCCCTCTCCATGGATCATTCGAACGCGACCTATTCGTCAGTGCTGATGTCGGTTGCCACCATCTGGCCCGTCGTCTTGCGCCGCCGCAACCGCATCGTCGTGCCGTTCCTGCAGGCGATCTATGAACGCTGGCTCGAGGAGATGATCGCCAAGGGGCGCATTCGCATCAAGGGTGGCGTCCAAGCCTTCGAGCGCGATCGCGAGAGCTTCTTCCAGGCCGAATGGAACGGTCCTGGTGCGCCGTCTGCGGACAATTATAAGACCGCCATGGCGGACAAGCTTGAGTTGGAGCTTGGCATTTCGACGTTCGAAGACATCTGCGCCCGTCGTGGCCGGAATGGCCAAGAGCAAATCGTGCAGCTCGGCCGCGAAATAGCGGAATTCGAGAAAGCCGGCGTGCCACATCCGTTCGGACGAACACAGGGTGGCGCGGGTCCGGAAGGTGCAGCGGCCGATGGGCGGCGAGATCCAGAAAAGGTTGCAGCATAATGGTCGACGAACCCGATCCGCTTGCCGTCGACTGGTGTGCCAGGGCGGTCAAGCTGCGCAAGGTCGAAGAAGCCCTGCTCATGGGCGAGATGGTCACCGAAAACCGGTTCGACCAGGACATGGTCCGTTACGCGAATGCCGGCCTTAACGAGGTCCGACGCGCGCTCGACGAGGCTATCCGCAAATGCCAGATCGCGCGCGGGATCACGCCGGCGCGCACCCGCTACGCAGTCTCCGGGCGCATGCGCCCCTACTGAGGACCCATACATGGCAGCTATCTTGCAGGACGGTGTGCTTCGGCTCACCGGTTCCGTCGGTGACTATTACTTTGACGACGGCTTCACGTCGTCTGACGTAGTCCTGGCGCTTGCGCAGGTCGACGATGCAGCAGACTTGCCTGTCCATCTGAACTCGCCTGGCGGCATCGCATCGGAAGGCGCGGCGATCCACGCCCTGCTGACCGCCCGGACCGGGCGCACCGACATTATCGTCGAAGGCATCGCGGCATCTGCCGCCTCGCTCATCGCCATGGCCGGGGCCACCGTCACCATGACGGCAGGCTCGGTCATGATGATCCACGATCCGGCCGGCATGACTTGGGGCAACTCGGCCGACCATAGCAAGACCATCGAAGCATTGGAGGCGCTGGCGACCGCCTATGCGCGCGTCTACGCCGCAAAATCCGGAAAGTCTGCGGAGGAATGCCGCCAGATCATGAAGGATGAGCGGTGGTTTTCCCCACAGGAGGCCGTTGACGCCGGCTTTGCCGACGAAACCACCGAGCAGGCCTCCCCCATGGCCGCTGCCTTCGACTACCGCCTTTTCGCCAAGGCTCCCAAGCGCCTCACCGCCCTGGCGAAGAAGCATAACTGGTCGATGTCGACCGCCAACCCGGCGCCCGCTGCGCCGCCCCTCCCAAAGGAAACGTCCATGAGTGACAAGGAACGCGCGGATCAGCTTGCCGCCGAAAATACCAAGCTGAAGGCTGACCTCGCCGCCGCCCAGGCGAGCGCCGAGACGGCGGTCAGCGAAGACCGCGAACGGCGCACCGCGATCATGTCGCTCGACGAGGCAAAGGGCCGCGAGCAGCTCGCCGAACATTTCTTCTCTACCGGCCTCACCGCCGATGCAGCCAAAACGGCGCTGGCTCTGGCACCGAAGGGCGCCGAGGAGCCGGAGTTCGTCGAGGATTTCCAGCCGCGCCGCATGCAGGCAAGCGGCCTCAATCGCGAGCAGAAGGCCGGTTCGGGTGGCAAGCAGCCGCCGCAGATGCGCGTCAACCTCGCAGCGGACATGAAGCGCCGCCACGGCGGAAAGTAAGGAGCCACAGACATGGACACCTTTGCATTGAAAACCGAGTCCGACGTCGTCAAGGACGAAGGCAAGAACCGCTTCTCGCGTGACGAGGACGTGCTGGCCTCGGGCTCGGGCGTCGTCGTCATCGGCACGGTTCTCGGCCGCGTCACCACGACCGGCAAATTCAAGCCGCTCGCCCCGGCCGCATCGGACGGCACGCAAACTGCTGCGGCCATCATCCTGCAGAACGCCGACGCAACCTCGGCCGACAAGATCGTCGTCAACCTGAAGCGCCGCGCCCAGGTCGTGCTTCAGGCGCTGGTCTGGCCGGTCGGCATCAACGCGACACAGCGCGCCGCCGCTCTCGCATCCCTCGAAGCCCAGGGCATCGTTGCCCGTAATGGAGTGTGATCCATGGCGACTGTCATCGACTACCTCAGCGCGCCGGAATTCGCACCCGACCAGCTGACCGAAAGCATCAACGTCCCCGAATATCGGACGGGTCGGCCAGCCCAGCTCGGCATTTTCACCGACGAACCGATTGCCACCACCTATGTGCGCATCGGCGTCACCGAAGACGAGATCACCATCATCCCCGCCCGCGAGCGCGGTGGTGAAAACAACCTCAACATGGGCGCCGATCGCCAGGCCGTCTATATCGGCATCCCGCATTTCCCGCTGGATGACGCGATCAAGCCGTCTGACCTGCAAAACATCCTCGCATGGGGCGAAGATCGTGTGTTCCAGACGCTCGGCGGCATCTACAATCAGAAGCTCGGCTCGATGCGCAACAAGCACGAGGCGACGTGGAATTTCCTCGATTGGGGCGCCTTGAACGGCCTGATCCTCGACGCCGAGGGCAAGGTGCTGGTCGATCTCTACAGCAAGTTCGACTTCACCCAGCACTCGATCAATTTCGCGCTCGACACCACCACGACCGATGTCGCCGCGAAGAACCGGGCCGCCAAGGCGTTGCTGCGCCGTGAGCTGCGCGGTGCTGCTTCGCGCGGCGCCGTGGTGCTCGCCGGCACGACCTTCTTCGACAAATACGTGTCGCATCAGAAGGTCCTGGACGCGCTCAAGGGTTATCCCGGCGCGACGGCAAACCCGGCGCGTGATGAAGTCGAGGACAGCTTCACCTTCGCCGGCATGCGCCTCGAGCGCATCGATGAAGAGTTCAAGGTGCGCCAGCCGGACGGGACCTTCATCACGAAGGAAGCCGTGGAGAATGATGAGGCAATCCTGGTGCCGCTCGGGACGGATTACTTCAAGCGCTACAACGCGCCGCCCGACACGATTGGCAACGCCAACACCGCGCCCAACCCTGACGACAAGATTTTCGTCTCCACCGAGGACTTGCCCCACGGCAAGGGGCAGGAAATCCACACCGAATCCAACCTTCTGCCGATCTGCACCCGTCCCCAGGTGATGATCAAGCTGACGGTCGGCAACTAAAAGGAGGTCGACATGTTTCGACGGTTCAAACGGCGCTTCGAATACAGGAACGATGATGGCCAGAAGGTCACCATCCCCCGCAATTGGGCTGGCGAGGTGACCGAGGAAGTCGCCGCGCTTGCCGACGCGGCTGACGCCACCTTGCGCGATCGCAAGAAAGCGGCGAAGGCCGACGATGGCGAGTCCAAGGTAAAACCCTTGGCGAAAATGACCAAGGATGAGTTGATCGCGGAAGCGGGCTTGCGCGGCATCACGATCGATCCTTCCAAGACGAAGGACGAAATCGTTTCGGCGATCGAAGCGGCCGCCTCGGCAGCAAGCTGACATGCCGGTATTCGAAAGCCGCGCCCAGATGCTGGCATCGACGGTCGCGGCTGTCGATGCCAGCCACGCCGAACCTGTCCGTCTGTCCTTCCTGAAGGGCGGGCAGGTCGATACGACCCGCGCTGCCGTCGACATCGATGCGGTGCTGAAGGTCGCCGATGGCAAGGAAACGAACATCGCGGGCGGTTTCGCCAGTTCCTGGCGCACGCGCCTGGCCGCCGGCAAGTCGCAGCTGTTCATAGACCGCGCCGCGTACATGGGACCGATGCCTCGGCAGGGAGACCGCGTGCGGGCGCTGTCTCGCTCTTCCAAGCCATGGTTTGAGGTCCTTCACGTCGACGATCGCGGAAATCTCCGCCTCGTCCTCGAACTCGGAGAAATCTGACATGAGCCTTGCACGCATCGCCCTGCGCACGGCCGCCGTCGAGGCGCTGAAGGGTCAGACGCTTGTTGGCGGCCATGTTCTCGACAGCCCGAACGGGGCGCTCGACATTGCCGCCGACGGTTCGTTTCGCACGGATGAAGATAGTCCCTTCATCAGCGTCTACACCGACATCGGCAAGGTCGAAAAAGTCACCGGCCGGGGTCTGATCGAAAACGGGCTTTGCGATATCGTCTTCGAGATGGCAGTCGCCAGCGCCATGACCGAGGTCGACGACAATACCGGTGTCAGCACCCTTGTCGGGATTGCGATCCCCGCGTCCGACCGCTCCTTCGAGCTGTTTCTCGACCTGGTGCAGCGTCAGATTTTCGATGCGCTGAATGATCCTGACAATGCCTGGGCCGAGATTTACCGGGGCCTGCACTACGGCGTGCGCAAGATCGATTATGCCGGCGCGCGCAACACGGAAGACGGCCAGCGTCTGGCTGGCCATCAAATCCGCCTCACGGTCGACCTGATCGACGATCCGGTCAAGGGTGAGGCGCTCGACCCGGCCAGCCCCTTCATGCGGTTCCTCGGCGCGCTCGATGCGTCCAGCGACCCGATCTATCAGACGCAGGCCTCGACCATGCGTTCGCTGCTGGCCGGGACCAATGAGACCTGGCAGGCCCTGCATCGCCGCAATGGCATGACGGCCGCCGAATTGCTGGCCTTGGGTCTCGGGCCCCTTGCGCA